ATCATCGACGAAAAGGCAGGTGATTGAAGTGGCGGTCGCTGGCGGCTACGTGCAGTTCGCGGTTGAAACGACTCCGAACGGGGAGTTGAACCCGAGCGCAGTCTCGGCCACCCCCTTCTACCACCCACTCCAGAATCGCCAGTGGCAGATCCCGCTGCTGCTCGACGACAGGACGGACGAGCTCCGAGGCGTGACCGACAACGTCCAGCAGGACCTTGTGGGGTACGACCCGCAGGTGTGGGGCTTCAACGCTCGCTTGTATCCGAACCTGTTCGGATTGTGGATGTGGGCGACGCACGGCGCTGGCGTGTTCACCGCCGGTAACGGCGTGATCACCGACCCTGACTCGATCGTGATGCCCGCGTCGACGAACAGGTGGGTATGGGCTGCTGGCACCAACAACGGCCCCGTCCGCAGCATCCAGTGCCAGGTCACCTACCCAGACCAGAACGTGTTCCTGATCCAGAAGGGGTGCGTGGTCGAAAGCCTCGCCCTGTCGCATAACGGCGAGGTGGCGATGGCCGCTGTCACAGGGCACTCGTTGTATAGCGCCCAGCAGGCCGACCCGAGCCTCACCCCGTCCTACGACGCTTTGACGGTGAAGCCGTTCCTGAGGTCGATGATGGGGCAGCCTGGTACGTGGCTCGCGTCGACTGGTACCCACGCGGGTGTCTCGTTCACCCTCGCGAACCCGCTCAGCTTCGACCGCACCCTGTCCGGCAGCCGGTTCCCGGACGTCGTCGACCGTACCGGCGTCGGCCTGAACATGACCGCCACGCTCGACATCCGCAACCTCACCACCACCGACATCACGGGGCTGCTCGCCGGCACCGGCTTCACGATCAAGCAGAAGTGGGTGCATACCCAGTTCATCACCGGCTCGTACCCGTACAAGCTGTTCATCGAAGGGAACGCCATCTATTCTGATCTGAACCCGGAGCCGCTCGCGCACAAGATCCGGCATGGTGGGACGTTCACCGTCGACTTCGGCCGCAGTTCGGGCGGCACGCCTTCGTACACCGTGACGCTGTGCAATGGTGTCTCCTCGTATTCGAGCGTCGGCTAGTGGAACCCATCAACCTCGACGCGACCGAAGCGACCCCGGTCACCATCCGCACCAAAGCCGAGGACGGCTCGATCTCGGAGCACCACTTCGAGGTACTTACCCTGAACCATCCCCGGTTCGTGCAGTTCCAGGCGCTCGCGAAGAAACTCCGCGCCATCCAGCAGAAGGACGACCCGACGGCGAAGGAACAGCTTGAGATGGCTGGGCTGATGGCTGAGGCACTCGACCTGCGCGTCCACTCCACGAACGGCCCGGTGTCGATCACGAGCCTGTGGGACGCCGGCCTGATCGGCCTTGAGCACCTCAGGTTGCTGGGTGAGCGGTTGAATGAGGAGGCGGTTGGCCCCCCAGCCTGAGCACCCAGCGGGTCTACGCCTACTGGGTGCGATACGGGTACACGCCGGACGTAGTCAACTCGTGGCCGGTCGCATGGTCGTCGGGGTGGTTGCTTGAGCGGACGATGGAGCTCGAAGGCCAGCCGGAGAAGTGGACGGGGCAGCCTGTCGGATTCGGGTTGGACGACCCGGACTATGACCCTACGTTTGACGCGCCGGCGGAGGCGCCGGACGTGAGTCACCTGCCGTTCTATGACCCCGAGGGGGTGTAGCCGTGGCCAACGACATCAGCATCGTTGTGAGCGCCGACCTCGGCGACACCCTCATCAAGCTCGACCTCGCGAAGCACGGGATCAACGAGCTCGGCGACGCTTCGGAGGAGACGGCGGCGAAGCAGGACGCGGCGACGATCTCGACAGGGTTCTTCTCGACCGCGCTTGCGGGGATGAACGATATGTTGTCCGGGTCGTCGACGCAGATGCCGGCGCTCGCGTCGTCGCTCGAGGCGTTGCCTGTGATTCTTGGGGTGGCGGCTGTAGCGGTGGTCGCGCTTGCGGATGCTTTTGGGACGCTGGTCGCGATCGTCGCTGACTTCGTCGCTCCGCTGAGCCTTGTCATCGGCCTGTTGGGTGGTCTCGGCGCCGGATTCATTTTCGCGGGGATCAGCGCGGCGAAGGGTGGCGGGTCGCTGCAACCGTTCGCGGACAAGCTCGCGACGCTCCACAGCATGTTCGACAAGACGGGGCAGATCCTAGCGCACACCTTCCTGCCGTACCTGACGCAGCTCGCCGGCGCTGCCGAGAAGGCGCTCCTGTTCATCGACAAACTCGCGAAGGAACCGCTCGCGAAGGCGTTCCGCGATATGTCGACGCAGGGCGTGCAGATGTTGAACTCGTTTATCCAGCAGGTCGCGCACGTGTTGGCGCATCCGATCCGGCTCGCGTTCAAGATCGCGTTCGGAGAAGGGCCGGGCGGTGGCGAGATCGCGAGTGCCGTCGCTGGTTGGTGGCACCAACTGTCTGACTACCTGTTCGGCTACTCGCAGAAGCACCAGATCCACATCGGCCGGTTCCTGGGGCCGATGACGACGACGCAGGTGGATGGTGTGTTCCAGCCGTTGATTGACTGGTTCAACCGGCATCATTTCACGAAGCAGGGCACTCAGATCGGTCATGCGATCCTGAACGGGTTTATGAGCAGCGGCGCGGCGCAGCGTTTGGGACAGTTCCTCGACCAGATCCTGTTGGACGCGATCAAGACGGTCGTGCTGGGCGGCATCCACTTGTGGCAGTACCAGTTCCGGGTGTACGGCCAGTTGATCCACCAGGCGGCTGACATGATCGTGAGCGCGCTCGGGAGGGCGTGGGATTGGGTGAAGGACCATATCCACGGAGTCCTCACGGTGGTCGAGGTGCTGGTGGGGATCATCGCCGGGCCTCTCGTCGGCGCGTTCAACAGCGTGCTTGGCGTGATCAACACGATTGTCGGGGCGATTCGTGGGGCGATTGGTGCGGCGCAGAGTTTGGCGAGCGCGGTCGGTAGCGCGGTGGGTGGCAGTAACACGTTGGGGACGGGGAAGACGGTTGGTGGCGCGGCGGGTGGTATCGGCCACTTCCACTTCCACGCCGCGGCCGGATCGAACTCGATCGCTGAGCACGCCGCCTTCTCGAGGTTCTCGCGGCAGGTTGGTGCTGAGCTCGGTCGGCAGCAGGCTCGCCTCGCGGTGGGCCACTAGTGGCGACCGCGCCGACGCTCGTCCTTGACCCGACCGGGCTGAACATCAACCTGAACGCGCAGGGCTCGTCTACCGGGATCTTCCTGCAAGGCGAAAGCCCCAACAACCCTGTCGTGTCGACTGGTGTGGATTGGGGTAACCAGGCGATCCAGGACGTGTTCAACACGGGCCAGTACCGCCTCGAGGACGTCGACGCGCTGCTCGCCGCGAATCAAGTAGTCAGGATAGTTGTGTGCCCGATCCGCGTCGTCGGCTCGTCTGCCGACAACCTGAACACGACGTTGTCGAACTTGAACTTCGCGTTGGCGAAGGCGAGCCGGTTCCAGACACTCGACCTCACATTCACGCCGGCGGGGTCGACGAAGGTGACGACGCTCAAGGTGATCGGAGGCGATCTGCAGGCGCCGTATCAGCAGATCACGTCGAACAACTTCCGGTGGATCGGCCAGCTCACCTTGTTCTGCCTGCCGTTCGGGTATGGCGCGAAGCAGACGTACGGCACGTCGGGCGCGCCACTTCTCGCGGCGACTGCTGGGCCGGTCGCGTTTACGGTGACGATCCCGGCGGGGTCTGAGGGTGACGTGTTGGCGGATGTGACGGTGATTTTCCAGTTGACGGTCGATTCGGCTGGCGCGGTCGCATTGGGGTGTATTTCGGGGAACTCGTCGTGGACGGTCGCGTCTGATGTGACGGGTTGGACGAACGGGTCTGGCGCGGGTACCCGGTCAACGCCGGCGAACGCGAAATACAAGGGCGCCGCCGCGAAGGGGTACGTCGTCTCGTCGGTGAACGCGATCGAGGAGGCGTTCACCCAGACATTCACAACGTCCGACTTCCCGACCGGAACGCCGATCCGGATTCTTCTCGTCGCGGACGACACGCAGGTGGTGCTGGCGCAGCGCGGGTTGTGCCAGACGCGTGTCGCGGTCACCGCGGGCGGAGTCACCGCTTATGGTGATTGGGTGTCGGTGCCAGCGTCGGCTGGTAACGGCACGACGACCCATTTCTCGCAGGCGCTCGATATGGGCGTGTTCACGTTCCCGCCAGGCCCATCAGGGTCGGTCGCGTTTTCTGGCAATACGACGATCTCGTTGCAGCAGCAGGACGGCAACACGGGCGCGAACAAGCTCGCGATGGTCTACGACGAAGTGATCTTCCTGCCGGACGCTTCGAGCCTGATCGCTGAGTGGCCGGTCATCGCTGGGCAGCCGGCGGCGAACACGCCGATCCGTGTCGAGTCTGATCTCCTGTTCAACAATGCGGATGGCGCGCCCCAGTCTGTGCTCCTGTCTGGGGCGCATATTCGGAGTCGTGGGACGACGCGGTACACGATTTGGGCTTCGGATCAGGCGATGGCGAACACGACCAGCGACGTCACGTATTCGACTGTGAAGGCGTGGGTTGAGGTCGTGCCGCGGTACGTAGCGTTGGCGCCGATCTGATGGCGTCGTACACCGCTGTCGTCGGCGACGTCGCGAGTGTCGGGACGCTCCTGTTCAACCAGCCGCTATCGCCCGACAACACCAACAACGCATCGTTTCGGCGTAATCCGCAGCTCGCGTCGGCTCGGATCCGTAGCGTGGTGGCGCCGCATATCGTCTATGACGCGGTCGGCGGGTTCATCAGCGCCGACTTCTCGATCCCCGCGGATGAGGCGCAACGGTGGCGGCCACAACTCCGGTTCGGCGCCGTCGTGTGGCTGTTCGACGGGTTGACGCCGATCTGTCAGGGCTGGGCTGAGCAGCCGGTATGGACGGCGACTGGTGATTGCCAGATGACGCTTACCGGCGTGTGGGGGATGCTCGGGAAGTCGCGGATGCGCGAGGCGTGGGAGATCTGGGATATGACGCTCTTGTCGAAGGGCGTCGGCGCGAACGAGAACAAGGCCGGGTCGGTGAACATCAACACCGACGGTACACTCACCCTGAGCATCCCCGCTGGGACGATCGCCGCGTCTGACCGCTGCTCGGTCGACTACCTCCTGTTCGGCGAGGTGACCGGCGGCGGCGACGACAAGATGATCACCGCGTTCGAGTTCGACATTTCCGACTCGCAGAACTTCGCGGCGACTAGGCGCGTCAGGGTGATCGGTAAGGCGACGCCCGGCGGCGCGACTGGTGACCAGCTCTACGACACGATCAGCGGCGGATCGAGCGGCGTGCAGGGCGCGTGCAACCTCGCCGGAACGAACCAGGGCGGTATAGCATGGCCGTCGAACCTAGGGTATCGGTGTTTGCGGTTCGAGATCATCGCGACGGCTGGCGCGACGATCGCGGCGGACTGGTATGCCACGTTCGACCGGATCCGCATGTCGACCCGCGAACGGATGTTCCCGGCAGCCGGGTCGTCGATGGACACCGCGGCGGTCGCCCGCGACCTTTTTACTGTCAAGCAGGATTCGGCGTTCCAATCTGAGGAAACGGATCTTGTGCAGGAACTTTGGTCATCGGTACATCCGTTTGCTGGCAGTCCAGACGCAAACACGAATCCGTATCCGTGGGGGCTCGACCCGCGCACCGGCACCGGCACCGCCCCAAATAGCGGCGTCGGTATAACGGGGTTCACTGCGCTCGAATGGCAATCGCCTGCGGACATTCTCGCGGCGCTCGCCGCGATCGACGGGTACCACGTCGGGTTCTACCTGCCCTACAACGGGCGCGGCGGCTATGACTGTCCGCCGGTCCAGTTCAGTGGAGGAGTCCCGAACCCGTCGGCGAGTGCCGTCGGGTCGTTTTGGCTTTCGGCTCCGCCCCAGCTCTACTACCAGCCGTTCCCAGACCCGATCCTCGCTCCCGACTACACCATCCACACCCGCGAAGGCGCCCAAGTCTCGGCTGACGTCGCCGCGCAGCCGCTCGAAGACATGCTCTACGTCAACTACCAGACCCTCCGCGGGCGCCAACTCAGCGTCGTCACCACCGACACCAGCACCAAAAACTATGCGTATGCGCAGGGGTACAGGCGCGCTGAGGACTACACCATCCAGCCAGCCGTCGGCAACTCGACCCTCGCCGCGAGCCTCGGACAGCAGCAGATGAACGTACGCCGCCAACCGTTCGCGAGCGCGACGATCACCATCAGCGCCGACGGGACATCCCGCTACCCGATCCTCAAATCCGGTGCCGCCGTCCCGAAACTCGCGTTGATCCACCCAGGCTCGATCAGGATCGTAGACGTCGCCTCCAGCAGCGGACTCCGCGCCGGCTACGCGACGCACGTCGAATGGTGGGGTGCCACCCTCGACTCTAACGAGCACGTCGAGATCTCGCTCGCGCAACCGCCCGGACAGGTCAGTAATCAGCGGGCGCATGGCATCCTCGCCGAACGCCTCCACCGCTCGCGGATCACCAAGTTCGGTGGTGGCATCCACTAACCAGGGCAGGGGCAAGATGGATTCTGGCGTGTCGATCGCTCTCATCGTCGGCTGTGCGTCCCTGACCGGGCCGCTCCTACTCAACGCCTTGAACTCTCGCAGTCTCGCGAAAGCGAAAGCCGTGGAAACCAGGGAACGGATCGCTGAGAAGCTCGAGGACTACCGCCGCCAAGACGAAGTCGCCGCCAGGGTCGACGCAGCCGCCAGGCAAGCAGCCGAAGCCGCCGCGCTCCTCCTCGATCGTGATGAGCGCCAAGCCGAAGAAGCGGAAGCCGCCAGAATCGCGGCTGTCGAAGTCGCACGGCTAGCCCAAATCCGCGGCGAGTCCACCGACAACCAACTCCAGCAACTCCACGACCAGGCGACCGAGATCCACGGCCTCGTGAACAGCCAACTCTCGTCAGCACTCGCGAACGAGCTCGCCGCCGTCGTCGACCGCGTCGCGGTGATGCGCGAAATCATCAACCTGAACAAGAAAAACGATATCCAGCCGACCAGCGAAACGATCGAAGCCCTGAAAATGGCGGATGCTCGGATCAAGGAGCTACGCGGCCAACTCGAAGAACGCGGCTCCTAAATATTGCCTGCGGGCCGGCGGCAGTGAACCGCCGACCCGCGGCAGCCAACCCCACACTGGGAGGCTGGCTATGCCCCACCATACGCACCCCGCGGAGCGGTGACAACCCTTACCCGCGCGATCCTCATCCTCGGAGTCTGGGCCATCGACTGGGGCCAACTCGCAGTCGCGATGGGGTTCCTCGCCGCCGCCGTAACCGTCGTCTACAGCCTCTACCGCAACTCTCCGATCGGCACCGCGACAATCGAACTCCTGAACGCGCAGATCAAAGGCTTGACGAACAAGGTCGCAGACCTCGAAGCGACGATCATCGAGCAGTCCGAAACGATCGCTGACAAGGACGACGCGATCCACCAAGCCGAGAAGGAGATCCTCGAGCGCGAGAAGACGATCATCGAGCTCGAGCAGCGACCCAAGTTCGAGGTCGTCGTCGGGTTACAGGAACAGTCGCTCGCGATCCTCCGCGCCGTCCACACCCTCCTAGACCGTGATCCTGCAAGCAGAGCGGGAGACCCATGACCTTCGGTCGTATCCAAGCCGCAGCCCTCGCCGTCGCGACATGCGGAATCCTCTACGGCGGGTGGATGCTCGGCACATCGATCAGCACCAGCCCCGCCAAAGCCGCGACGATCACGATCCCACCGCGCACTGTCATCGTCAACCACACCCACGTCCTGCGGAAAGTGGTGCGCGGCCACGTGGTGACGCTGAAAAGCGGCACAAGGGTGATCCGCGTGCCGCTCGTGGTGATCCACAACCTGAAATGCCACCCGACACGGCACCACCACTGTGTGCGGCGGGTGATCGTGCCTGCGCACTCGATTCCGCTCCGCGCGACAACCAGGCCAGTCGCCGCCGTTGTCGTCGCAGCGCCACTCGTGCCGGTCACCGTCACGATCACCGACACCCAGGTCGTGACGCTCCCCGTCGAGACGGTGACGAACACGACGACTGAGACGAGCACGCCGGATCCGGTGACGGTGACTGTGACGGTGAGCGTGCCTGTTGGCGACACGGGGTAGGGCCGCCGCGAGTGACCGCGGCAGCCCCACCAGATTCTAGAAGAACACCCATCGTGAGTGACCACGAGAGGAGCAGCATGAGCAAAGGCATCGACGTCTCCAACAACAACGGCCATGTCGACTGGGCACAGGTAGCCGCTGAGGGGTACACCTACGCCTTCGCGAAAGCGACCGAAGGACTCGGCTTCGTCGACTCGTTCTACCCAGCAAACCGCGCCGGCGCAGCAGCGCACGGCATCAAGTTCGGCGCGTACCACTTCTTCACCCCCGGCGAAGAC